CCAAGTATCAATCAAATATTCTTTTATATACATAACTATATTTACATAAAGATTATAAAATACACCGATAAATAATAGAAAGGACCACTATGAGCATACTAACTTTAACACCAGCAGCAGAGAAACAGATAGACCTTTTGAGCAAGGAGAACGATTGCTACGGCATTACTCTAAATATCAAAGGCGGTGGTTGTGCAGGTTTTGAGTACGATTGGGGAACCATTGCTACTCCTGAAGATTTAGAAGATGGCGATGAAGTGATAAAAACAACAAATGGATGTGCATTTGTTGTAGGTTCTCATAGTTTGATGTTCTTAATCGGAACAGAAGTAGATTATGTAAAAAGTTTGGTTGGAGCAAACTTTGAAATACGCAACCCAAATGCTCAAAGTGCATGTGGTTGTGGAGTTAGTGTAAACTTTGATATGGACAGTTTAGTACCACAGTTTTAAGGAAAAAATAAATGGCAAGAAAAGAAATTGATATCGGCATTGAGGGTAACGACGGTACAGGTGATAGTATACGTGAAAGTTTTCGTAAGGTAAACGACAACTTCCAAGAACTGTATGCTGTATTTGGCTTAGGCGGCAGTATCTCTTTTAAAAATATTGACGATACACCTGACAGTTATCTTGGTAATGCTGGCGGTGTTGCAGCAGTAAATCAAACTGAAACAGGTATTGGGTTTTACAAGTTCATCAGTGACGCATTAGACAATGCTGATACCAAAAGTGCTAATAGAATTAACAACAGTGTGGTTGTTGAATTTGATGATGTAGATCCGGCAACACCTGATCAAAGTGGTACAGTGAAAATTACAATACTGGATCCACACATTGAAAGAGATCCTGATCCAACACTTACTGCTCCTGTAGACTTTGGTGCAGTTGGCGCTTACAGTGACTTGATCAACACAAAACTGAGAAATACCAGTGGCACAGGTGATGATATTGATACATTGGTTACTCAATGGAATACTACACATGCTTTAAAAGACCCGATTACTGCCACAAATATCATTCCAAGCATTGGTTACAATGATGATACATATGTAAACATTTCTGGCGATACTATGACTGGTGCTCTTGAAGTACCAGCAGGAGCTAGTGGCGCACAAGTTCCACGCACAGAAGAAGTAATTACAAGAGCAGGCAGCGAAGAAAACAGACGTATGCTTGACACACTGTATTTGTCAGACCATCCAAATCCAATCGAAGGCTTTGGTACTCCAAATGGCAAAGACGATTTACAGGCTGTAACAAAATTATATGTAGATACACAGGGTTTCAGCAGTGCTACAAACATTTATGTTGCAACCACAGGCGATGATAATCAAACCGGCACACCTGCAGGACAAGAAGGTAGAGCACCACAGTATGCATATGAAAGTATCAATGCAGCTATGTCTCGTGCTACAGAAATTATTGAATCTACTCCCTACGAACCAGGACCATATGTACAAACAATCACATATGACTTGCAATCTAAAAACACAACAATTAGCACAGTATCTGGATACACTGCATGGGGCGGCGGTATTGCAGCAGTAGCAAGTCCAATTGTTTCACAAAACATCATAGGACTTCAAGAAGAAGTAGAAGAATATGTAGCAACAACATATCCTGATCTAGAATATAATGTTAGTACTTGTAAAAGAGATATACAATTAATAATTGACAGTGTCAGACTTGATGTCCTAGCAGGACCAACTGTTAACTATCTTTCACGTTGGGCAGGACTTAGATACAACGCCAACCCAAGTGCTGTTAAAGCAAAAACAACACAATTAGACGCAACTGTTGATAGTATTGCTCTCGTGAAAAATAGAATTTTGTCTATTTTGTCAGACGAATTAACAATTGCCAGCGGTGATGCCGTATATGATGCATACCAAGATAGATTTAATAATGTGCTAGACATTATACAAGGCACACCAGTTGACTTAGAAAGTACAGGTACTGGTTACGTATTTGATTTCTTAAATGGCACATATGACAGTGTGGACCAGGGTATTGAAGGCAACAGTGATTTACGTGAAGGTAAACTTATTGTAGGTAAATCAAGTGGTGCAAAAGGTATTATCACAGACTATCGTAGAACAGCAACTGGTACAACCGATAGTATTACTGTAGATCTAGTTGAACCAATTGAATTTGAAACAGGTGAAGAACTAGAATACGGTAACTTAACACGCAATAACCAAGTTACAGTGCGTGTGGAATCGGGTATTTACTACGAGCATCTTCCAATCAAACTACCAGAAAACGTTAGTATCAAAGGTGATGAATTTAGACGAGTGGTTTTAAGACCAAAACCTGGCGTATCACAAAGTGTTTGGGCAAACACATACTTCTATAGAGATGCGGTAATTGATGACTTGCCGGCTGCCTATTCACCAATTAGTACCACAAGCGCAGTCGCAACTGACGCAAGTAGAAGTAATACAGGTTCGCCATATACAATTACAAGCAGTCAATGGTCGTCAAATGGTGCAGGTATTGATGCAGAATTTGAAGTGGCAGTTGATGCAGTAGGTGCAACAACTATTACAGTTACCAATGCAGGTGATGGATTTGTTGTAGGTGATACAATTACTATTGCTGACACTGCATTAGGTAGCGGTGGTGCTGCTGATGTAACATTTACTGTCACAGCAACAGGTGGCGGTACAACTTTTGTTCATCCAATCAGTGGCAAAAATGGTAAGTATGGTTATCATTATCTTGCTGATCCTAGTACACCAGTAAATGTAGGAAACTTTGGTACACTTAATCCGGGCAACTTTGATCAAGCAGCAAGATTGATTGAATTCAACAAATTGTTTATCATTGAAGAAACTATTGAATACATCAATGCTACCTATCCTACATTGGTTTACAATCAAGATAAATGTGAAAGAGACACTGGTTTAATTATTGACGGTATTATCAGTGACTTGAAGTCAGGTGGTAGAGAAGCTACGCTTACAAATCAAGGTGCATATTATGAAGGTGCTGTGAGTGGACAGGAAACAGAAACAGCAGCAGCGATTACAAATCTAAAAACCATTATCGAACACGTTTTGCTCAACGGCGATGTATCAAGCACATACACACCTTTGGGTACAGTTGATCAAATAACCGATGAAGATTACACTGCTGAAGCAGATTCATTAACAAATGCACAAGAACTTTGTGACTGTGTTGCATTTGCATTTAATGTAAGTTATAATCCTCCATTGAACAACAGCGAAATGGATGTGTTATTGTGTAACGATGGTACTATTGTTAGAAACATAACAGTGCAAAGACACGGCGGCTTTATGATGGTTCTGGATCCAGAAGGACAAATCCTAACAAGATCTCCTTACTGTCAGACAGGTTCTAGTTTCTCACAATCAAAAGGCACACGTAGAAACTTTGCAGGCGGATTGTTTATTGACGGTTATGCAGGTAACATGCCTGTTAGTGTTTCTGGTGTGAATAGTGCATTTAACATCGACGTTGTATCACCAGCAGGTGAAGGTTTGTTTGTGCGTAGACCTCCTACTCCGTTCCCATTCTTTTACAACGGCGGTAGATATCAGGTTAATACAATTACAAACTACAACAAAGCAACTGGTACTTGTACATTTGTGCTAGACGAAACAAGTAATGTTGCTGATAGAGTGATTAGAGAAATTGATGCTATTACACAGGCAAGTCCTGCTGAAATTACATTTACTGCAAATCATCCTTTCAATGATGGCGATAGAATTCAAATCAGTAACGTAAACGGTATGACAGAAATCAACGGTGATACAGTTTATGTTAAAAACACACTAAGTCCAGATACTGTAGAACTTTACACAGATTTAGCGTTGACTGCACCATACAGCACAGTAACCTACACAACCTATACAGGTGGCGGTAATGCTGTGAGTATTGCAGAAGGACAAGGTTGGACCAGTGGTACAGGTGTTGATATCTTTGTACAAAGTGGTGGTAACAGATCAATGCTTGCTAACGACTTTACACAAATCAACGATTTGGGATTTGGCTGTCTTGCTATCAATAACGCATTATCAGAACTTGTTAGTATGTTTACATATTACTGTCACACAGGTTATCTTGCAGCTGATGGCTCACAGATTCGTAGTATTGCTGGTAACAACAGTTACGGCTTCTTTGGACTAGTTGCCGAAGGTAGTGATCCAGATGAGATTGCAACAGATGTTCAACTTGGTGCTGATATGGTATTCCCTGCTAAAACATTTAGAGCAGATGGATACTTAGACTTTGCAGCAGCAGTTCCTAGCACAGGTACAATAACTGTAGGACAAACACTAACTCAAGGTTTGATTGAGCTTACGATTACAGGCATTACACAGGCTAATCCAGCAGTTGTTACCACAAGTGTAGCACACGGATTGTCAAATAGTGATTTTGTAACAATCAATGATGTTGTAGGTATGATAGAAATAAATGGATTGCAGTTCTATGTTGATACTGATGGTAGTGGTAGTGCCGGCGGCACATATACTACAAGTGAATTTGCATTATACACTGATAGTGCATTAACAACAACATATGACAGTACAACTAATACAGCATACAGTAGTGCAGGTGAAGCAGTGAGAGCAGCAAATGCCACAGGTATTGTTAGTTTCTTAGGTGAAGAAGATGCCAGTGGCGATCCTACAAGAATTTATGTACATAGCACATCAGGTGTGTTCAATACAACTGGAACTTGTACAACACCAACAGCAAGCACAGTAGGCATTCCTAACAACGTAGAAACACTTGATTTAGATGCACCAGAAGATTCGCTGTTTATGTATGCATATGACTTAGGTGGTTTCCCAAATAACATCAGTGAAGTAGAAGTATTCCACGATGTTAACCTATATCAACCTTATGAAATTACCAATGCAACTGATGCAGAATTTACAATTGGTGGATATCCGATTGAAGTAGATACAGCCGTAGGTGTAACCTATGGAGGTAGTGGTACCGGAGCCGTTTTACAAATCAGTAAAATACAAACTGGCGGTGGCACATATCAAGTTAGAGTAGATAATGCAGGAGACGGAAGTCCAGCAAGTTACGTAGCCACTGAAACTATCACTATCCCAGGAAACTTACTGGGTGGTGCAACTCCAGCAAACGATGCAACAGTAACAATTGATGATGCTGACGGCGGCTTGATTACGTCTGCAAGTGTTACTGGTACTCCTAGAGTTGACGATAGTACTCCTATTAAGAGTGGTATTGTTTGGAGATTTAACTTTGGTACTGGACTAGAAGGTACTGCTTCAAATGGTCTTCAACAGGATACACCACATGATACTAGACTGGTTGTTAGACACAAGCAAAACTTCTTAATGGATAGCTTCCCAGCAGAAGACTTGCCAGTACGTCCAAGTACAGCATTCCAGTTTATTGACGACACTAGAGATTACACATATCGTACAATTTCATTTAGTAACACAATTACAGACGGTGTCAGTGTTGGTACTGATCAACGTATGGTTACCTTTGACAGTAACTTTAGATACATTGATTTGACACTGGACAGAGGTGCAGCAAATGCGTTAGGTGATACAGAAAGTGCATTCTATGCGGCTGCAACAGTGAATCCAAATTACACAGATATTATGGCTGCACCTACTCCTGCACTAAGCGGTAGTATTACTATGGGTACTACGGCTGCTACAACAAGTACAGATGGTAGTAGATTCCTAGTTATCAGTGTATTAGACGAAACTGATGAGGAACGTATTCAAAACTATGATATGATCTTTACATGGGGTGGTAAAATACATCAAATTGATGGCTATGCAGTTTATGATTATCCAGCAGGATCAGGCACTAGAGAAGTAGGTGTTATTCAAATTTCAGATGTGTCAGGCAGTGATATTAACTTCCCAGCATTAAGTGGTAGTGCATACGGTGGATTGGGTCTAAGTGCTGAGATAACAGATGGACTTGTATTGAAAGCAGGTCTTGCAGAAGGCGAAAACGCAGAGATTACTGTTAATATTAGTACATGTCGTGCAACAGGACACGATATGCTAGACATTGGTGTTGGTGGTTACAATACTGCTAACTATCCAGAACGTATCTTTGGTGAACCGTTTGGTACAAGTGCAATCAGTACAAACGATGCTATTGACAGTGAAGGCTTCAACAGTGCAGCACAAGTACAAGAACGCAACAAAGGGCGTGTGTTTACTGTTATGACAGACCAAGATGGTTTCTTCCGTGTTGGTAGATTCTTTACAGTTGACCAAGGTACTGGTAGTGTTACATTTAACGCTGCACTTGTTCTCACAAACATCGATGGTATTGGTTTTAAACGTGGTGTGCGTGTAAATGAATTCTCAAACGATGCAACGTTTACAGATGCCAAAGGTGATGCAGTACCAACACAAACAGCAGTTGAAGGATATATCAACGCACGTTTAGGCAGAGACAGAAATGGTACAGCATTAACTACAGGATTAATTCCAACAGGCGGCGGATACATATTCAAACTAGGCGACACAATGGCTGGTACGCTGAACATGGGAAGTAATACACTAACTGGTCTTGCTAACCCAGATCCTGCACAGCCAACTGATGCTGTTAATATTCAGTACTTTGAAGATAACACAGACGAGATTAATGACATCGGTGACGTTACTATCACAGGAACAGGTACACCTGTACGTGGCAACTTGTTGGTATTTACAGGTACAGACCAAGATAGTGAAAACTGTGCTATCACCGGTGACATTGAAGTAACATACGACCCCCTAACACCTAACCAAATTGAAATTGGATTTACAGCAGGCAGTATCACAAACGATGACGTTGCTGCTGATGCTGCAATTGAACAAAGTAAATTGGATATGGTAATTGCTACAAGTAGAGCAGCAGCACCAACCGGCACACCAGCTGATATTCAGGCAGCAAGTGGACTAGCAAGTTTTGATAGTGCAAACTTCACAGTAACAGACGGATGGGTTAAAATCACAGACGGTGGTATTGCTAATGTTGAATTGGCAAACAGTACAATTACAATTGGTAGTACAGTTGTAAACTTAGGCGATACTATTACAAACCTAACTGGTATTGGCACAATTAATCACACTGGCGATATATTAGGCCCAGCAGGAAGCTCACCAGACAACGGTGTTAGCATTGGTAGCAGTGCAAACAGATACAACACTGTATGGGCAAGCACATTTAATGGTACTGCAACAGAAGCACTATATGCTGACTTGGCAGAAAACTACTTAGGTGATGCTGATTATGAACCAGGCACAGTGCTTGTATTTGGTGGCGATGCAGAAGTTACTGTGTGTAGTGCTAAAGGTCAAACCAGTGTTGCAGGTGTTGTAACAACTAACCCAGCACACTTGATGAACAGTGCATTAGAAGGTGATAATGTTGTAGGACTAGCATTACAAGGTAGAGTACCTTGTAAAGTTATAGGCACTGTTAAGAAAGGCGACATGCTGGTTACAAGTGCCGTACCAGGTTATGCGATAGTGAATAACTCCCCAGGCGTAGGACAAGTGCTTGGTAAAGCAGTTGGTACAAAAGACACCGAAGACAGAGGTGTTGTAGAGATTGTGGTAGGGAGAGTATAATGGCTAAGCAGGTTATCAACGTAGGATCAAGTGCAGGTGATGGTTCAGGAGATGCATTGCGTGATGCAATGATCAAAATCAATGCCAACTTTACAGAATTATATGAAGGTATTGTTGTACAAACTATTGTAGGCGAAAACGGAACAACACTAGTTGATATCAGCACAAACAGTGTAAATGCAAATGCATTGACTGGCACAGTGCCAACTGGTGTTGCTACCTGGGATAACTTGGGTGGCAAGCCTACAAGTGTAGCAGGATTTGGTATTGCTGATGCATATACTATTGCACAGACAGATGCACAAATTGCCAGCGAGATTGATGATTTTAAAATATCACTAGCAGCAGATGGCGGCGACTTAAAGGGCAGTGTATTTGGTGATGATAGCACACTACTGGTAGACGGCGTGAGTAGTACAATACCAGCAGCAAACTTATCAGGTACATTGCCTGCATTGGATGGTAATGCTTTAACAAATATTGATGCTGCAAATATAACAGGTACATTGCCTGCATTGGATGGTAGTGCTTTGACGAATATTGATGCTGCAAATATAACAGGCAGTTTATCTGGTGTTGCTGTATCTACAGCAGACATTACAGGCTACGGTGTATTCACAGGCACAGAAGAATCATTTGCTACACTGACAGGTGCTACAGGAACAGTTGCACACGATTGTGACAATGGACATATATTTTACCATACTACACCAGCAGCAGATTGGACTGCAAACTTTACCAACTTGGGACTCACAGCAGAACACGCTACTACACTGAGTATTGTTATTAGCCAAGGTGCTACAGCATATATTCCAACAGCAGTGCAAATAGGCGGTGTTGCACAAACACTGTTGTGGCAAGGAGGAGCACAACCGACTGGTACAACAAATGGTACAGATGTTGTAGCATTTAGCATATTGAATGACGGTGGCACGTATGTTGTTATGGGACAGTTGGTAGGATTTAGTTGATGCCTTTCTTTAGTAGCTTTACAGGATCATTCTCAGGTGGTAGAAGAACAGTAGCCGGCGGTGGTGGCGGCGGCGGTGGCGGTGATCCAGTACCAGGCAATCTTAGTATGGATTTGGGTTTGACTGATTTTGGAACAGCAACCTTTACAAATGCTTTAACGCAAGAAACCCTTTTTTACGGATTGGCATTTAGTCCTGACGGAACGGTTATGTATACCACTAGGTCAGCATTTTCTTTTCATTATTATAATTTATCGCCTGGTTGGGATTTATCTGATCCAAATGGTGACCATGTTGACGAAATCATCATCTCAGCGGGCAACGGAAGCGGAGCAGGTCGAGACATTCATTATGATCCTACAGGAACAAGATTTTGGAGCAATGAGACTGGTGCTAATGAAGTAATTAAAGAATTTGCAATGGGAACTGCACATGATGCAAGCACTTTAAATGGTGCACCTGTTGCAACATTTGACTTTGAAACTATTATCACATTACCTGCCTCAACGGGTTTGAGTTCAAATCGTTGGGGAGATAACGGTAATAAATTGTATGTAACCAGTGGTGGATTTTCAAATTCAGTAGGAATATACGAATTAGACGCAAGCACACCATATGACATCACAACACTCACTAATTCAGGAAATTTTTTAAATGTTACCCAGGTAACATTTACAGGAGGATTTACTGGCGTTGGCATGGGTACCATTGTGTGGTGTAATAATGGCCAAACACTTATAGTTCAAGAAACTAAAGGTACTACAAGATACTTGGTAAAATACACATTATCAACATCTTGGGATTTAAGCACTGCAAGTTATGATTCTCGTGTTACACTTTCCTCTTTAGGCATATCAACAGGTGTAACCAACATATGGCCTAAACCAGATGGAACAACTTTGTATATGATGACGCTTGACGAAACTATCGCAATAGTGAGCACAGGTGTATAAGATAAATATTAGAAAGAACAGGATTTAGAGAATGGCAAATAGATTTCCACTAGTAGTAGATACAGATGACGGTAACAAAATTAAAGAAATACCAATTGGTGATCAACTTGATCTTGCTAACAGTGGTATTGCTAACCTAACTGAATTGAGTGTTGCTGGTGCGTTGAGCGGATCTACTCTTACAACATCGGGTTTAGCAACATTAAATTCTCTTACAGTTGCAGGCACTACAACTTTAGGTGTTACAAACGTAGGCACAATCAATGCTACAAATATAAACTTAGGCGGTGAAAGTGTTGGAGTACCAGTACAATCAGATTGGAATGAAACTGATAACACCAGCCTTGCATTTATCCAAAACAAACCAACTATTAGTAGCACAGTAGAAAGCATCAATGACATTGGTGACGTTGACACAGTAGGTGCAGTTAGTGGTAATATTCTAATTTATAATGGCTTTGAATGGCAAGCAGAAGTAAACACAGGCGGCGATGCAGAAAGTATTCAAGATGCTATCTTCAGTGAAACAGTTGCAGGCAGTTTGAGTATTCAACAAAATCCTGCAAGTGGTAGAGGCAGCTTAGATTTTGGTAAAACCAAAGGCGATGCAAACTACGGTGAAATTTCATATACACCGCCAAATGCTCTTATCAAAGGACAACAAGATTTAATCAGTGAACTTGTAAACGACAGTGCATTTGTAAATGAGACGTTTTTGACAACAGTTGATAGTGTCACAGGTAAGTATTTGAAAGCTGCTGATGTAATTGGCTTTGGAAGAATAAGTGCTACTGTAAATACTTCATCGGGTCAAACTGAACTAACGTTTGACACTACAGGCTTACTAACAGTTGAATCTGATACACTGCAAACTGTTACAGATAGAGGTGCAAGTAGTACAAATGCATTAGAAGCAGATGCATTTAACCAAGCACCAACTAGCACTAGTACGAACACTTTAAAATTTGTTGATGTAGAAACATTAGATGTCTTGACAAGTATTACTGCTACCAATGCAAACTTCAGCACCACTAATGGAAACATAACAGCAGGTGGTAATATTCAAGGCTTAAACGTTACAGCGACAAACAACCTGAGTGCAAGTTTTATTATAGGTGCAATAAACATCAGCAACACTACAGGCGATATGGAATTGACAGTGCCTTCAGGAAGTAGAGTTGATATTACATCGGGTAGATTGAGACTAGGTAGTGTATCAGTACCTACTACTAATCCAGAAATTGGTGAAATATTCTTTGACGGTAGCACGTTCTATGGATATGTAAATGACATTGACGGTGCAGGCACAGCAGGTGCTATTGGTTTTGGCGGAGTAAACAATCCATTAGGCATACAACTTCCTATTGTTGAAACAGGTGACGAACCAATTCCTGCTACAGAAGGTATGCTCATATACAATGCGACTAACGACCAAGTATGGGTTTATAAACCTACAGGGTGGACCTCCATTGGCTAATCTCTGATAAATATATAAAACGGAGACTAACATGGCAATTCAACAAATAGATGTAGGCGTTTTAGCAAACGACGGAACAGGCGATGACCTAAGAGAAGCATTTATCAAAACTAATCAAAACTTTGATGATTTAGATTTACGTGTAGCATCTTTTACAGAGATTACAGGTAGTAACTTAGGTAGTTCAGGCTATAGTGTATTTGCTGATAGAGTTGTGAACGATTTCCAATTTAGAAAGTTATCTCCAGATCCGCTATTTGCGGAAACAATGAATATTAGGGTAAGCGACGATGGTACTACATTATATTTAAGTACTCCGCAAGCCCAAAGTCGTTTTACAGATGGTACTACGACCATCACTACACCAGTTGAACAACCAATTTTTGTTACAGGAGAAGAGGGCGCCGTTGTAACAGTGAGTACGGTAGGTCCAGAAATTAGAGTTAGAGGTGTAATTTCTGGAGAAACAGCACCACAACTTAGTGCAACACTAAATGCTGATAGCAATGAAATTACTAATGTTGCTGCAATAAATGGTATTACAGCAGACCAATTAGCAGGAGTCTTTGGTTTCGATTTTGGAGATATAGATTCTGATGCAACTAGTATTATTGATTTTATACTAAAATCAATGGATGTTGATTTTGGAAGCGATACAGGCACATTTGAAGAAGCTGCATCAGGTGTTGATTTTGGTTCTCCAGGAAGCGACGATTTTGCGGAAGGTGCATAAATGGCATTACCTAATTGGACTAAATTAAATGGCGAAATAGCAAGTATAGAAGAACGTGTAAACGTAACTATTCCCTTACCATTAGAATCTACAGAAGGAATTACTCTAAGTGTAATATCTGGAGAGATCCCCCCAGGACTTAGAATAGAAGATTATAGTTTAAAAGGTACTGCTTTTGAAGTAGGTAAAACAACTGAGTTTGAATTTGTAATTAGAGCAAGTAACAGCGAAGGCATAGCCGATAGAACATATATTATTACTGTAAACGGAGCAGATGCTCCTGTATGGCAAACAGCACCAGGGCCCTTACCACTAAAGAAAAGTTTTAGAAATCAATACTGGGTTGACACTTTAAATACCAATTGGGGATTTTTTAAATCTGTTGATAGTGCATGGGTAGCGCAAGACGTAGATGTTTACGAAAACATTCCTAGTAGACAAACCGGCGAAGATGGCGATTGGGCATTTGTAAGCTCTATAGAACAAGTTTGGTACAAAGTATCTACTAGATGGTATAGAGCAAACGAAACACAACTACAAGGAGTATTTGGTGCTGGATATACATTTAGTATATCTGATACTGTACCTAATCCTAATTTAGAAAATCTATGGTTTAATACAAACAAAAATAATAATGGATTAAATCTTAGTTTGAAAAGATGGAACGAGGATTTACAGGTATGGGCATCACAAAAATATACAGTCAGTAAAACTGCTCCTATATCTCCTTTTGATGAACAGATTTGGGTACATATTTTTAATGACACATTTGATTTTGTTTTAAAAAGTTATGATGCAAGAGACAGTACTTGGGAAATAATCAAAACGATAGATTATGGTCCAACACCTCCAGACAGATTAAACACAGCATTTTTTGTTTTAGATAGCGCACCTGTTGATTTTCAATTACAAGCAATTGATAGCGACCTACGTGCAGGTGAAAAATTAAACTATTATATTGCACAAGATGATGGCGAACTTCCTCCAGGACTTACACTTAGCACCGATGGATTGATAAGTGGATATGTTGATCCTATATTAGGATTAGATTTAGATCAAGAACAAGGCTACGATGTAGATCCGTTTGATTCGGGTCCTAGTGATTTGTTTGTTGTAGACGATAATGGCTTTGACAGTTATTTTTACGATACTACATTTTACGGATTTTCTGAAAGAACAAGATTACCAAAAAAATTAAATAGAAACTATACATTTACAGTAACAGTCCAAGACGATACAAGTTTTAGTAAAAGAAAATTTAGTATATATGTTGTAGGTGATGATTTCTTACGTGCTGATAATACTATAATGAAAGCAGGCACAGGATTGTTTACTGCTGATAACACATTCTTACGCAATCCTATCTGGCTAACTCCAGGAAACCTAGGAGTTAAACGTGCAAATAACTATACCACAATCTATTTAGATGTATATGATCCTAACGCATTGCTAGGTGAAATAAGTTATAACTTGCAACCATTCAATGACGATGGCACAGAAAGTATAATTCCAGAAGGATTAGAGTTAGACGGACTAACTGGAGAACTTGCTGGTACAATACCATATCAACCAGCAGTGTCAAAAGAATATAAGTTTACAGTAGAAGCTCTAAGACAATTTATAGATACAGATGATGTTGAGGTAATAAACACAAGTGTCTATGAAGACACACTTAGTGGAAGGTCTCAATTAAAAATAAGAAAAATTAGTCAAAATATTACAGATGGTGTTAGTGATTTAGACAAACTAATTGGACAAGAAATTACAATTGATAATTTAGGCTATGTAGTAGAATCTGTAAATCCAGATAGAGAAGACTATGATATTTTAAATCTTGCTAGAGATCTAGAACCATCATACAAATATAAAAGACTACGCACAGCATTTGAAAATACTATTGGTCAAAATTATATCTATATTATAGATGCACTAGATGGCAGAGAAACAGCATGGAAAAATCGCACGTTAAATTATAGTGCTACTGAACAATATTTGCTTGTTGATAGGCCTACAGAAATTATTCCAGGCAGCACTACTCCAAAAGTGTGGCATAAGATGGTACGATATACTGTGACAGCAGCAGATAGTGCCGGAGATTTACAATTTAATTTTAGTGCAATAGGTCAAAACGATCCAGGTGTTGATGACGATATTGGAACAAATTTAAGAAATTGGCTTACTACACAAGGTATAGATACAACAAATTTATTCAAACTGGTATCGTTAGATAATAAACAAATAGTATTTGATATTCCAAGAAATGCAGCAGTAGAAGCAGTAATTCTCAATCAAAATCTATTTAACACAGATGATAGTGTACTAGATAATATAGAAATTAAACGCAGTAGACAATTTTTCAAAGTGTTTGTAGATACAACACTACAAAGAGCATTTAATTTAAATAATCCATTAAATGAATTATCAGGTGTTCAACTTACTTTAGGTGTAGCAGCACAAACACTAATTAGAAAAAAATTAAATGTCATACAAAATGAAGACATTAGTACAATAAAAACATTTACATTAAATGTTATAGGTGAAGTTGACAGCACTATAAATTGGATTACTGAAAGTGATTTAGGAACACTTCCGGCCAATCGTCCTAGTTATCTCAAATTAGAAGCAACTACTACACTTGTAGGTGCAAACTTGCGATATGATTTAATCGATGGCAGATTGCCAAATGGAATAGAACTGAAAAAAGATGGCGAGCTTGTAGGTAAACCAAATCAATTTCCAGATAGCACAGGACTAGGACTTACCGCCATTGATAGCCGTGCCACAACTTTTGACGGCAGTACTACAAGTTTTGATAGAGTGTTTACATTTAGAGTCCTTGCAAGAGATAGATTCGGATATAGCGCAGAAATAAAAGAATTTACATTACGTATAACTGACACAGATGATAAAGTATATAGTAATGTGTTTATTAAACCTTATCTAAAACAAAATCAAAGAACAGCATTTTTGGATTTTATAAATGATTATGAAATTTTCAAACCAGAATATATCTATAGACCTTATGATCCAAACTTTGGCGTACAAAAAGACTTACGTACTTTAGTGTATGCCGGTATTGAAGCAAAAAGTGTAAGAAATTTTGCAAGTAGTATTGCTCTAAATCATGTTAGAAAAAACTTTTATTTAGGATCATTAAAATCAGCAGTTGCAAAAGTGCCAGGTTCTAATGAAATATTGTATGAGGTAATTTATATAGAAATTGTAGATCCGGCACAACCTGATGTTGGCAACACAGCTCTAAGTGTATCATCAAGAAATGGAACAAAACTAGCAATCAATGATGTAAAAATAGAAATTAAAGATGATACCACTGCTTCTGATGAAGGAAGTGAACTATATTCAATAACTCTGCGAGACGGCGACCCAGTGAGATTTGGTGCATTTGGAAACACATTTAGTATTGTAGGTAGAGATGCAGTATATGAAATAATTGCCGCTGGTTTAATTCCTATTACATTACAATCAGGAATAGTAGTAGCATTTAGACCAAGTGCATCTACTAGTGCAAATAGCGGCGATCCATTTAGGTTTAGACCTAAAACCAATGTGCTAACAGTTGACAGCACAGGCATTCAAGCAAGTCAAAGTCAAAATGTAAAACGTTGGATAAGTAACATAGGCAATATGCGTAAACGTATAAATGATATTGGTGCTAATGATAGAGAATTTTTGCCACTATGGATGCGTAGTTCGCAAGAAGATTTTGGAAACGAATTAGACTACGTTACAGCAATGCCGCTTTGTTATGTAAAACCTGGTTATGCACAAACAGTTATTGAAAATATTGAAAACAGTGCATTTGATTTTACACAATTACACTATGACATAGACAGGTACATTGTTGATAGAACAGAAGAATCAGATCAAGAACAATTCATAGTTTTTGGCAATTACAAATTAAATGTATAAATACATACACTAGAGAGGAATTATTATGGCAAGTAACATTGTACCAGATACTATCGATGACAGCTATCCAGTTGCAGGACAGGATAACGACAGTCAGGGGTTTAGAGATAACTTTAATATTATCAAAACAAACTTCACATATTCTAAACAAGAAATTGAAGATTTGCAGGATAATACTGCAAAAACAAATGCTGAAAATAATTTTTTCGAGAATGATTTATTTAGATTTAATAGCCGCCAGCAAACACATGAACATGTGGCAGTAAATGCAGATGTTACACAGGAAATAAGTTTTGCAACAGGTCATCATTATGAAGTTACATTACCAAATGATAGCACACTTACTCTAGTAGGATGGCCAACTACAAATCAATATGCTGAAATTATTATGCAGATTTTTCACGATAGCGGCGTTCAAAGAAATGTAACTTTTGCAGCAGAATATAGCACTGGACTTCCTAGCACATTACGTGTAGAAGATACTACTGAATTTGGCGGTACCGCAGCTATTGTGTGTGATGCAGCAAATAACAAAAGTCAACTTATAAAAGCATTTTCATATGATAACGGTATCACTGTTTATTTACAGCACATGGGAACATTTGTAGCAGCAGCATGATTCATCCTCACGAGAATGAAATAAAAAATTACACAGACGCACAACTAGAGCAGAAGTTGCTCAAGTTGAACCATATGTATTTTATGACTGAAAATCAAGATATGCGTCAGCAAATGATATTGCTCATTGATGGCTACAAGTTAGAAATAGAAGCACGTAGAGCAGCAGCAAGATTAAAACAAGAACAAGACCAAGGCGATAATCCTCTTGACGATTTAATCAATGTAAGTTAAAATAGGTATATGCTATTGAAAACTGATGACTTAGGTATCCCACGATTTAGTAATCGCGATTTGATCGATATGATTTATAGTGGCAATGTAGAAAAATGTCACGTTGTTCTGTGTGATCAAAGTGATGATGTAGACCGTTTCAATGCCGCTATGGAAGAGCAAGGCTTTGATAAACTACAAAAGTATATCCCACTAGATGTAGATCAAAAGACTTTTGACGGTGTATGTCAAAGTGAATGGTTTATGCCGCAAGAGTATAAAGAACTTGATGTTGTAACACATTTATTAAATCAATATCCAAACTTAAAACTTGGTAGTAAAGAATATTCACGTGTTCAAGAAGAACTACATGAATTTAAAATGCGTGGTATGAATGACCTGTTACGTTATATGATTTATCTTGTAGACTATATGCGTGAGAATGGAATTGTTTGGGGTGTAGGACGTGGCTCAAGTGTAGCAAGTTATGTGCTGTATTTGATTGGTGTACACAGAATTGACAGTTTAAAATACAATTTAGACTGGCGTGAATTTTTGCGATGAATATATATCTTGTTCAGGCAAGCGATAACCACGG